GCCCAGTAAAAAACTCCCGCCAGAAGTTATTAACTATTGGCCGGAAGTTTTTGAAGACGTTGAAGTAGAAGTAGTCCCAGTAGATTATCTCCACTCTGTACGAATTTCTTTCGAAGATGGAATAACCTGGGACATAGACCTCACAAAAGACGAAGGTTTGTATGATCTAGAAGCTTCGATTGCAGATCTGTTTGAGACCTACGAAGACTCAATAGTGCATATTGATTTTCGACTCAACACGGAAAAAGTAAAGGAAGACATTTCTAAACGCACTCACCTATTTATGAAAAAGCGGCGATAGTATATCCGATAGATTGATAAATACTTTAGTAAGATTAATCTAGGAGCAAATTGATGGCACTTCAATTTCGTCGTGGCACTGACGCAGAAAGACAAAATATAACCTTTAAATTAGGCGAGCCTGTTTTTACAACCGATACTGGAAGACTGTATGTGGGCGATGGTAGTACGCAAGGAGGACAATTATTATCTGCTAATTTAATTGACGATGAAAATCCTTTCTTAGGTGGAGATTTAAATCTTAATAATAACAAAATTGTCGGACAAGGCAACATTAACATTACTGGTAATATAGATATTGATGGTTATATCAATGCCACTGGAAACATAAATCTAGGTGACGGTGCAGAAGACAATATTATTGTTGGCGGAAATATAGAATCTAGCCTTATTCCAGGGCAAGATGGCACATATGATTTAGGTGATTCCACTTCAAAATGGCGCTCTGGTTTTTTTGAAGGAATAAGCGTAGATGGAGAAATTTCTGCAAACTCCTTATCTGTGAATAACATATATAATACTGATAGCTCGATTATATATAACGCTTCTACAAATCAATTTACTGCAGATATAATAGGCAGTGTCCTAGCAGAAGACTCTGGCGTAATTATTGATACAAGCACCGGTGACATTAACGCATCAGATATTTTTGCACAAAGCATTAATGCAGAAGAAATTTTTTCTATATTAGAAGGCGATGTTAGATCATTAAGCGGTACTAAAGCTTACGATTACGAAGCCGAATTATTCCAAGGACAAAGATTAGATCTTTCTAATCTTGATACATCCAAAATCTCTTTGAGGAAAAAAAATACAAATATCGATTTATCAACTTCTATAGATGATAGAGGACAAATAAATTTTGAACGGAATGACATAAATGGAATTAAAACCGAAGCATTTATAGCAGGAGGACCAGATGCTATATATGCAGTCATAGACGACGGAACCTTAAGTTATCCCGAAACTAATGCACTTGTATTTAAGGAGGGCGGAAATCTTGGGGTAGGCACGTTTAATCCTTCCAATAAACTAGATGTAAATGGCAACGCAAACATAAATGGAACAATTTTAGTATCAGGGTGGATTCAGTTTGGCTCTTACGATAATACACAAATTGCATCTATTACACCTCAAAATGGTATGGTATATTATAATACTACTGAGCAAAGATTTAGGGGGTACCAAAACGGACAGTGGATAAATTTAGATGACGGTACTTTAGCATGATTTTATTATTTGGATTCATATTCTACTTTGTAGCAGCTACAATAGGAATAAGTGCTGGTTATCACAGGTATTTTACACATAAAAGTTTCAAAACAAACCCATTTATCGAAATAATTATGTTATTTTTTGGCTTACTTTGTGGCGGAAGAAGTGCGATTACATGGTGTGGTGTTCATAGGATGCATCATGCCGAGTCGGATACAGAGAAGGACCCGCATTCTCCGAAATTCAAAGGTATTTTTAAGGTACTTTTTTCGTTATGGAAAGTAAAATATATTCCTCCACGTTATTTGAAGGATTTAATTAAAAATCCTAGGGTTGTTTGGTTTCATAAATATGGCAAAATTTTGCATATATTCTATTCGATATTGTTACTAGTAATAGGAATACAATCTTTTATAATATTTGCTTTTATACCTTTTATTTTCTCATGGATATTTTATGGAATATTAAATTACGCTACCCACAGGCACAGTGAACCTGTCGATATACCTTATTTAAGTATTGTTGCACCTGGCGAAGGCTGGCATAGACAACATCATCTATATCCAGGTTCCCAACAACTAAACAAATTTGATCATGTCGGGTGGATAATAAAAAATATTTTAGCAAATGACACAAAAAGACTTACAAGAACTTCTTTTGCAGCAAAGTTTAGCAATCAGAACTCCGGTTCTGCCAGAAGTTAAAAAATCTATAGAAAAAATTAATCCAGATTTTGACTCTGTTACTGATTACAAAACCAATATCAAAAAGTGGTTGGAACCAATTATTGATTTAAGCAATTTCTATGTTTATCCGATGAATGGTATTACAGAAGGATTAAATTGGTGGTCTGGTAAAAACTGTTACAACATTAAAAAAAATACAGGTGATTATCAATGGATTGAAAATTCTTATAACAATAAAGAATCTATATGGTATTATAGTTTACCTAGTGCTGTAGACGGAAATTATAAAACATTTAAAAAAAATACAAAATATGCACTCGACCTGGCATATGTAGGTAGTACAACTGTATCTAAAATAGATATTGATAAGAACTGTCATTATGCTTTTTTTAGTTTAAGTAAACCGTTTGGTATAAGAAACATACGAACAGGGTGGTATTTTTGCAAAAAACCAGATAAAAGATTAGAAAATCTTGTATACAAAGCAAAATATTATAATTATTATGCAAATCAAGTTGCTGAAAAGATTATTTCAAATTTTGACGTAGACTATGTCTATACAAGACTAAGTAAAGAACAACGTAAATTTTGTTCCTTACTCAATTTAGATCAAAGCCATAGTGTTTGGCTTGCTACAAGTACAGACGAGATATATTCAAAATTTAGACGGAACAAGAATATTGCCCGATTAAACTTAGCAGGACTATATACATTATGTTAAAAAAACATTCCCTACCAACAATAGCAGATTTTAATCTAAACATCGATTTAAATAAATTGCAAATAGAAACAGACAAATTAGCAAATAAATTTGTAGATGTTGAAACAGCTAACCCAATGCTATGCAATAATCATAGCGAACTGGTGAAAAGTGTTTACGATAATTTTGAACAAATAAATCTTACAATGCCAGAAAAAGTTCTTTCTTACACAACAAGTATAAAAGAAAGACTAAAAAGAAAGGAAGAATTTCTGTATAATATTCCAAGTCCGGAGTACAAAAAAAGCTATTTTGAAGAAATTATTAATCAATTAAAGGCCAATGCAATTAGAGTAAGAATCACTAAATTAGCACCAGGAAAATTTATCCCCTTTCATGTAGATTATGATGTTAATTACGCTGTTAGATGCATTTGTCCTATATACAGCGACAACAATGTTATTAACATGTTTAAAAGAAACAATAAGATAGAATCATATATACTAGAGTCAGGGCATGCTTACTTTCTAAACATTGGATATCCGCATGCTGTTGTAAACATGAGCAACAATCCTAGAATTGCACTAATGTTTAGTCTAGACAGTACACAAGACATAAAAAATCTATGATTGAATGGTATATCGGGCCTATAGAAAAATATACAAAACAAATCAATAAACTTTTTTATCAAAATAAAAATCATAAGCTGTGGCAAAATTATCTTATAGAAAAGAATAAACTATTTGAACACACAATATTTGCGAGGATAGGCTTTGTAAATAACAAGGTAATATACTATAGTGCCGGTATAGAAAGACCTGAGTATAATAATTCAATAAGAATTATGAGTAGACATACAAGATCTAGAACTTACAATTTTGGCACAAAAAAACAAGATCTTGCAAGAGGATTAGAAACACTAGACATTAGTGTTGAATATGCTCAAAATCTTAGCTATACAAATATATGGGCATCGAGAGAATTTAATAATAATTTATTGAAATGGTTTAAAAAGAATAGCAAATTTGATTGGAAATTATCCTATGAAAAAATGCACTACGGCGGTTATCAACATATATTAAGTTTAGAGCAAAAAAATGAATAAAGATGATATCTATTTTACATTTGACATCCAATATAATAAGGAAGAGTTGGCTGAAGTTTTTTATGACTTAGATAGAAAAGACAAATGGGACGGCTATATTCCTCCAAAATATGATACGACTAAATATAGTATCAACAATTTTACAGCAGTTACATATAGATATTATCAAGATATAGATGATATAGACATTATAAAAAAAATTAGAGAAAAAATAAATTTTCCATACTTAAATTATGAATATACTCAACTATTAAAGTTTCCTCCTTTTAATGGGCCCACTATTCATCGAGACAGAGAGAGACAAACTGCAGTCCTTTTGCCTGTTTATACTTACGAAATTTACGAACCTATAAAATTTTATGATAATAAAACTAAAAAAGAACTATTTGAAGTAGATTATAAGGATTGCGGAATTGTTTTTGATGCTCAACATTTACATGCAGTGAAAAATAAGGCTCATAACAGATACAGCTTACAGTTCGACTTGCGTGAAAAATTTAGTGAAGTATACAAAAAATTTAAAGAAGGCGAATTCCTAAAATGCTAAATGTATATGGAATACAACTAACTTCAGATCAATATATAACACTTCCGGTAAGTATAGGAACCCTTTGGTCATATATTGAATCAAAAAAAGAAATAATTAATCATTTTTGTTTTTGCGGTTGGGCTGTTTATCATCCTAAGAACGATACTGTGTTAAGCCTTTTGCCAAACTTGTACAAAAAAGGCCGGCCCGACGTAATTTTAGTAAGTTTATACATGTGGAATAGAAATCGGTCAAATAAAATTACTAAAGCCATAAAAGAATTATATCCTGATGTAAAAATAATTGTAGGAGGCAATGATGTTCCGCAAAATTCTGAAAAATTCAACAAGTTCATAACAGACAATCCTCAATATGATTATTATGTTCATAGCGAAGGCGAAATTGCTTTGGAAATGATATTGAAAGAAATTCTATTTGAAAGCGAAGGTGTAGAATTAGAATTTAATACAGATTGCTTTACAAAAGTAAGTAATGGAAAAATTGTAAATAGACACAAAAAAAGACAGTATTTAAATCATAAAGTTGATTTAGATTTTCCAAGTGCTGCGGAGTTAGGTTTATACGACGATCTAATAAAAAGCTTACCAACAGATTTACAAATACAAGGTGTTATTGAAACAAATAGGGGATGTCCGTATAGCTGCACATTTTGTGACTGGGGATTAGAAGAAAAATTAAGAAGGTTCAGTCTTAAACGGATTAAAAAAGAAATCGACTGGATGATAGAAAATGTCCACGAGATAATGTTTGCTGATGCTAATTTTGGAATTTGTAAAAGAGATATAGATATAGCAAAATATATTGTTAAAGCCAAACACTCTAATCCTAACACTCCGTTTCATAGTACTGCAATAACATATGCAAAAAACAATAAGGAGCGAGTATTAGAGATAGCCGAAATTTTAGAAAGATTTGACTTTAGTAGAAATGGAGCAACTTTTGCTCTTCAAAGTTTGAATCCTGCTACATTAATCTCTATTAAAAGAGATAACATGCATATTGCGAGAGATTTTGAATGGATTGCAGAAAATTTTATCAAAAAAGGAATTCCTTATTACCATGAAATGATAATGGGCCTTCCATTAGAAACTAAAGATACATTCCTTCAAGGGCTTAGTAAGTTACTTAGGTATAATCCTATAGATATTAACATTTATAAGTTAGGATATTTAGAAAATAGTGAAATTGCGTTAATGGATCATTCTGATAAGTATGATATGAAATGGACAAAATTCGAACACGGTCCTAGCTTATATGAAGACGAAAAAGAATATACATATCTAATAAGAAGCACAAATACTATTAGCAAAAACGATATGAAATACATAAAACATATAAGAGATTTAATTCAAATATTATGGTTAGGAAAAACAATATTTTATGTTGGTCGATTTTTGCAGCAGGAATTAGCAATACAAGCATGTGATTTAATAGAATCATTAGTAGAGTATGGGTTTAGTGAAGGGGATAAACATTTATGGGAAAAATTATTTCTTAGTAAAGAAGACTCATTAAGAGACGAAAGGTATAAGAATGCTCCTTTATATTTCTCTTTTGGCCAGGACAGGTTAAAATATTTACGTTATACAAATGCTTGGTTATACATACACGGAAAAAAATCGACTAAAGAACGTTTTTATACTGATTTAAAAAATTTCTTAATAAAAAAATATGATTTGCAAAAAAACATAATAGAAGATTTAGTTACTTTTAACAAAAATATCTGTGTCGACGGAGAACAAACAGAATTTAAACACAAATTTACTACACAATACAACTGGATTGAATATTTTATATCAAAAAAGTTGAAAAAAATAGAAACTACATATAACTGTGAAATTAATTTAGCAGGAAGCACAAAGGTTAAAAAATCTGAAGTAGATACTAAAACATTTTTATATTATATAGCAGGAGGACACGAGTTTACATTCAATAAACAAAATGCTTTTGATTATTCTGAAGGCTATTATTCTAATAAGGAAGTAGGAAGTGTACCGTTTATAAGCAAAATGGGAATGTTTTACAATTCTAACAAATACTTTAGCACTTCCGACGATATAATAAAGATTATCATGAAAGAAAAGTTACTACTAGAAAATTTATGAATTACCATTCATAATTAGTACCACAATTAACTCTGTATAATAATCGTGATGTAGCATCAGGCGTTGGCGGGCGGCGATGCTGTGTAAATATACTTTCGGTTATAAAAAGATCCCCTATATCCCATTTATGCTTATAGACCTCTATATTTTCAAATTTAGATTTTAATAGATTATAAAAATACTCATTGTCGGACGTGCCAAATATTTGATCACAAAACAACCACGGATAAAACAATCCTTCGTCTCCATAAGGCGATTTAACAATCAATTTTTTATAAGAGGACTGTGCCTTTACAATATCTTTTAGATCGTTTTGAAAGACTTTCTGATTAAACGAAAACAAGCCCATAGCTTTCTTTAATTCATTTTTTTCGTCATACGTCAAAGACTCTAAAACTAAATTATTTGATAGATACTCTTGTGTACCATGTTCTACATCTTCGATACCTTGAAACATAATAAAAGGCTTAGGATTCTTCATTATACAATTATCACTATGCCACCCGACTTCTGAAGTCTTTCCTAAACGTCCTATAGGATTTCCGTTTTTATCAACTCTGCCAGTTATTAACCCTATATGTTTACATTCTGGATGACACCTTGGTCTAGAATCGTCTAAATTTCCTAACAACTTTGCAAAGCTTAAGATTGTGTTTATATCTGTATCTAACTTCTTAAACAGCAAAAAACCATATTTCCATATTAGTCTTTCTAGATACTCTCCATCATTTTTTATAGAAAAATTTTTAATTTCTGCTCCAAAAGGCAATAATTCTTTTATAATCATATTTTTACTATCCAGTTATAACTTCTGCAACTAAATGTAATCGATTTTCCATACTACTATTGACAGCAGTGTGGTAAACTTGGGTATTTACATAGTACCATTTTCCTTCGTGTAGATGCTGGACCTTATCTTGGATCACCATAAAACATCCAATTTGTGTCTTCATAGGAAAATGTATTCTATCAGTGTAATCAACATGCCACGATAAACATGTTTTTGGTTTACTATTCATTATTCGAAGCCTGCCAATATTGTATTTTTTCTTTAAAATATTAAACGCATCTTCAAATAAAGTACCTTTAAATGGTGAGGCGATTATAGAGAAGTCAGATTCTTTCAAAGGAATGTCTCTTTTTGGCACCTGTATATTACCCTCTTCGTCTCTATATGAATTGTTCCAATCGTGGGTAAGACTACCATGTCCAGCAAATATATCATCGGGGCGATCAGCAATTGTATTAACACAAATTTGATTTGGTCTATCCTTGTTCCACCAAATATCTCCTCTCTGGATAAGGCGGTTATACTCATCCAGCAGATTTAAAAAAGGTAATGTATAAAGTTCTTCAACGTATTCCATTCTAAGGAACCACTGTAATATCTTTAACCCTATAAGGTTGTTTTAAAATCCAATCAATAACATTTATGCAATATGATATTGGCATTTTTTCTTCTTTGATATGAGACACTCGAGGACTATCGAAATATCCAAATTTAATAATAGTCGTATTTATACCTTGATAAAAAAGCTGTTCGTTTGCTTTTTCTAGTGCAGCTTTTTCAATTGCATATATGTGAGGTCTTTTTTTAATGCCGTCAGAGGAATTAGACCCTATGTTAATTATGCGACAGTTTAGATTGGCAGCTTCGTATAATAATTTTACCTGATCAAAATTTTCATGCTTGCAATTTATAAAAGTGTCACACGAATATAAATCGTTGCAGTTACCATATTTTTGAGACAAATAATAACCAAGTCCTCTCTTTGTTCCAGTAATATAAAAATGCATATAATATTATCTCTTATTTAACAATTAACATAGGCTATCTTTAACTGATTACATTCCTCTTTTGTAGCCAACTAGGGTTTCCTACATTCGAAAGTCTAAAGGTAATTCTATGTAAAACACGTTTTTCTAAAATTTCTGGATCATTTTGATCTCTTTTATGAAGACTCAATATCTGATCGCTTAATACAATATCTCCCCTTTCATAAAAATGTTGGTAAATGTATTTTTCTTGGAATATAAAATCTCTTAAATCGCTATAAAGATTTGTATCTCCTCCTATAATTTTACAATTATTATTGGTATAAAAATGAAGACCTTTTTTTCCTCCTCTGTTTTCTTGTATTAACCACATTTTATATTTAGATCTATTTTTAATCATTGCTTGTTTTTGTCTTTTAGGTAAACCTGCTGCCCATGTCTCTGGAGAATACTCGTATTCGCAATACACATTTTCACAACGTTTTTTTAAGTCATATGGCATCTCTTCGTATGCCTTCGCCATATTGAGATAAGACGTGCTTGTTTCTTCACAATTAGAAATAGCTTGCAGAGCGACACCGTCGGCCCTGTTTAAACCATTCAAGTTTGCATGCCAGTCTAATATACCTGTTCCGAATATACCTGAAATTTCTCCGCCTACTTTTTTTCCTGTTACACGTTGCACAGGATATGTATCATATGCACCCCATTTGTCAGGAGGAATAAAACTATCTGTATCTTTAGGGTGATATCTATATTCACCGGTAATTGGATCAAAAACAAATTGATTGTAATTAGCTATATGACCGATCTGATCGACAAACTTTGTAAAAATTCCTGATCGTACATCTTGATTTTTTATTACCACAATGGTATTTTGCAAAAGTAAATTTTTTACTTGCTCGGAATTGTAATTTGTAGAATTAATATCTAAATCAAAAATTTCTACTGCTACGCCGTTTTTAATATTTTTTGTATTCATTTAATATTTTACATTCTTTTTAAGGCAAATTTAATTTCAATTTTAAAAAAATAAATTAGGACTTTTTGGTCGAAGAGAGTCGTTTGATCCTCTAAATCTATTGCTTAATACCATACTAATTTCTATTTCTAGATTTCCTGCTATATCTTTAATTTCTTCAAGTTGATATTCATTAGCACTTGTAGGAATTACCTGCCATATAACTTTTATTCCAGCTTCATGACAATTAATCATTGCATTCCAAATTTCGTAAAAGTTTTGACCTTTTCTATGAATTTTGCTTGTATCTTCTAATCCGTCGATGCCAAAAGTGATTATAGGTTTAGTTCCGCTATTCCTAACCTTCACCAGTTTATCAATAGTAGTAGTCCACCACTTTTCTCGGTGACCTGTTGCAGCTATGCTTGCTTTATATGTCTTCAAAGAGGAATCGACCACTAAATCTAACAAATCATGATAATAAGGATAAAAAGATGGATCTCCGTATCGTCCACAATCTATTACATCTTCTACACCATCAGTAAAAAAAATATCTTTCAAGATATCTAATGTTAGATCAGACTTAGAGTATCTACCTGTACCTGCTTCGATTGTTCTCTGGCAATAAGGACACTTTAGGCTACATCTACTAGTAGTTTCCAACTGTATATCCTTATGCACTTTGAATTTTTCTTCTGCAATTCTAAATGCACTGGAATCCGAAGATATATTTTTTTGCCACTCATCTTTCGATGTTAGCAAAGGATTAATTTTAGGAACACTTATGTTAGATATCTTTGCCTTATTATTTTTTGTTGTAAAAGTGCTACACTTTTCGCTGCATTTTTTAGGAGTATTATTATATATATTTGCTAATGTTTCCTGCCATTTGGTACTATACAATATCTCTGATAGTGAATTATTGTAGAGATTAAAATCTTCCAGAAAAAAAGGGTTCTTTTTTATTCTAGAATCTACAAACTTTAAATTTTTTTCATATGGAATCCAGCAGCATGGCAATACGTAACCTTCATAAGTTATCTGAGGAGCTCTTCCGATCATACATTTTGGAAATATCATGTGATCCTTACTTCTCTTATTTTAGAATAGACTAAAGTATCTTCATAAATTTTATCGTTCTCTGTTTTAAATAACCTGCCAATTGGAATATATCCTAGAGCATTTTTTGGATCTTTAGGATTAAATCCACCTTCTGTCATCCATTTTTTACATTGGTTTATACGGTTATACTGGATATCGTACTCGGGTGCTTTTAATACAAAGAAAAAACTAGGGCTGTATTGTTTCAATGGCACTGCGTCATTAGGACTTCTTCCACTTTTGAAAGTTTTTAAAAAGTCTTCTCCTACGGCGTTATAGTTTAAATACATAGTATATGAATGCACAAAAGGATCAAATAATTGATAGTCAGATTCTTCAAAATTTTCTTTTCTTGCATTTGGTACGCCTGTACTCGGGTTCACAATCCTAAATCTCACACGAGGAGTGACACTTTTTTGTAAGCCAGAAACACTTCCTGCTTTACTTTCTGCTTGATGTATATAATCATTAAGCAAATCTCTAGCTTTGATTGCTTCGTTTTCGCATAGTGATCCTTTTAACCATTCTGGTTGTTGTGCTATCTCTTCGTAAATGTAATGGATATCACTTAAATTTTTAAGTGTAAACTCTTTTCTGTTAATAAAATAACTAGGGATGGTTCCTCGACGATGATTATTACAGGTTTCCATAATCTCGTGTAAGCGCTTAAACTCGTCAGCTGGACCTAATCCTTGTAGTGTTAATTCATAGTCATGTTTGCTAGGTACCTCTTCTACATGTTCCTGCATCATTTTAAACCATCTATTCACAAAATTATTTTCGAACATGTGCCAGTCAAAAACTATATTGTTTTCAAATATTATTTGTATTCTCATAAAAACTCAATCCTATCAATATATTTCACTCCAGACAAGTTTGGCCAATTTTTAACTTTACCAACTGTCAGCTTTCCCCAAGCATTCTTAGGATCGTTTTTTTTAAAACCTAAAGATCTTACTTTTTTTGACCTACTACTGGACCACCATTTTTCTACTGATTTATAATATTCACTATTATGACCTCTTTCTTTGTAAAAAAGAATTTGAAAATTCGCCGACCAATGAGACTGAGGTTTTATATTTTTTTCGTCTACTTGATCGTCGACGTCTTTATATATATCATATAAAGGTTTGCCAACATGAGCATAGTTTAAACATACATCTCCGGGCTTTTGTAAAAAATTAAACTTATCTAAATAAGATTCTGGTATATTATACTTTGGCGGGTTTTTAAAAGTGACTACTATTCGAGGAGAAGGTTTTTTTGGATTGAGTAAAATTCCTTCCATACGATGTATTAGGACGTTGAAATCTCTTACTGCTTGTTTTACATTTTCAGGCGCTGATTGCATAAATTTACTAGCGACATCAGAATTGCGTGTAGTTTTATCTAAATCTATCATTTTTTCAAAGAATACATGCAAATAATTTAAGTATTCTTGGTCTATGTCTTGTCTTATATTTTCTGGAACTCTTCCTGGAGAAAAATTATTTATAGTATCCATACAATTTTTTATTTTAGATTTACACTGGTCTAAAGTCCAGTCATTGTTTAATCCATAAAACCTATTTCTTTCTCGTATGTTTTTATTATGTTTTTTTACCTCATTATACCAAGCTTTAGATAAACCGTCTTCCAACGGTACTATTTCTATAAATCTATTATCATCAAAATAAACTATCATACTGGATCTTAATAATTGGTCGAATTCTTGTTGCCGTGCTTTTTAACAATATTTTCATGTATTTTGTTTTTCAAAGATTTCCTTACATTTTCATCTTTGTATCTTGTACTTTTTATATCTGCAACGCAGGTACAACTAGTTTTACCACATTCGATAAAATCAATAGGCATATTCCAGACCTCGTCGTCTACATGTCCAATTTTTCCGCCTGCACGGCATGTTCCTCTATACATATCACCATTACTTTTTATATCTATGCTTTCTAGTCCTATACCACATAACCAACCTTCAAAATTTACCTGTTCGTCCTTTACAAGGTCATTTGCCCATATTTCTTCATACTCGTTGTTGTTTTTATAAATTATAATATCACTCATCGTACTCTTCTAGGACTGCATTTCTGTATTCATTATCTGTTAGAAATCTAATTTGATCTTCTGTGTATACTGGTATATAGTTCTTCTTGCCTTCATGAACTACACTTTTGGGCCTGATTCGTTTCATATGATAGGGTATATTATGCCGTATACAATATTTCACCATATCTACTGCACGATTCCAGTATTCTGGCTCCATCATTAAATTTAGGCTTATGCTTTTATATTGCTTATTCGCAACATAATCATTCACCGCTTTAAGCTTTGGCATAAATTGTGTTTCTTCTACATATTCAAAATGACTGCTAAACTGTATGATGTTGATATAAGTCATCAAATCAAGTAGATAATCTTGTGTTCTACTGCCGTTGGTATTTAGGCCGACTATGAATCTACCATCTTGAGACAACCATTTGCAAAAATCTAAAAAATTAGGATTAACTGTCGGCTCTCCACCTGTAAACCATATTCTAATATTCTTAGATTGGGGGATGTTCTTTTTCATTTTTTCCGCTATTCCAACAAGATTATCTAAAGATCTATGCGGACTTTTAAAATCATGCAGACTATCGGGACAGTAAGAGCAATCATAATTACATCTACGTCCGATGTTCCAATGCACGTAAAAGACATTTTGCGGTCTATTACTCTGCATTGCATTGATATTTACGGGTTCTGAAAAACTCATTTTGGCAATCTCAGATATTCTAGTTCTTCGTCAGTATAATTAAACATTTTATTGTTATTGGTTTTATCTACCAAGGGCTCAACATTAATTTTGTAGGTACCTTTACTGGAAGGTAGCTGGTTGATAAAATCCTTGCATTCTTGTAACTTGCCCGGCACTAGCATATATTTAACTATGCAATGGCCTTCTTCTTTGCTAAGTTGACTTACTTTATCTGCCAGTTTGTCTACTTGAGCAAATTCTGTATGCACACTTATATGTAAACCTCCTGCATTGCATAGCTTTCTAAGTTTATTTAAACTAGCAGTTCCGTTTGTGTTTGTAAACACTCTAGCATTATGCTGCACTACATAATCAACTATATCGATGTATTCTGGGTTCAGGGTAGGTTCCCCGCCTGTGAATGTAAACTTGAAATTATAGTTAGTCCCAATTTTGAATATTAAGGCATCAAATCCCTGTTTAAACTGTGTAAATGAAATATGCGGGCTATGATTATCATGAACCGTACTAGGACAGTATGAACAGTCGTAGTTACAACGCGGACCTAGGTTCCAATTAATTGCAAACTCCTGTTTTGCCGATTCTAGTGCTAATACAGTATCATTTTGAGATTCGTATTGCGGTAAATTATAATCATAAAAACTCTTTATGCTGTTAAAATCTTCTAAATTCTTTGCTTTTAATATGTTAATATCGCTAGCACAATAACAATTTTCTACAGGACAAATTATAGGTTCAGAAGGCAATGTAAAATTATTAAAAATATTTCCGTATGAACCGCTTTTTCTACAAACATTTCCAAACACTTCTCCTTTATTGTTTATCCATAAAAAGTCCATTCCTGCACCACAATACCAGCCCTTAAAATTATTAAAACTGGTTTTTGCTTCTGATAAAGTTGCTTGTTTGTAACCTTGCTTTGTTTTAATTACAAGCATAACCAACCCACTGTTTTCTGTCCTATCACGTCTTCTGCATTCATGTTTCTCTGTCGGAGATAAAATTTTATATCTTTTTTTATACTTTTTAAATCAGCTACCGGCTTTTTTTCTAAATCTGTTTGTATAAGTTGTTTTGCTTCTTTATTTTTAATTTTTTTATAAACGCTATGCTTTATCTTAAAAGGTAAATTTGTCCACTGTAGCGGACTGTTATTCGGTTTTAATGTAAAATCTAGACTAAAGTTTAGATTATTGTTAATAAAGAATCTTTCAATATCTGGTAAAAGCTCGAAATTAAATAAGTTTATAAGAATAGACACTTTATAATCACAATTGTTAGGTTTACAGTCTCTTAGCAAAAATAAATTCTTTTGCATCTTATTCCAATTATGTGGCCATCTAATAAAGTTGTAATTATGTCCTATGCTATCTACACTTATTCGTAAATAGGAAGATTTTACTTTAGACAATCCGTCTAAAACACTTTGGTTCATTACTGTGCCGTTTGTAGTTACTTCTAAGTGAAGATCTTTACAAAGATTTTGATCTAATACTTCGGCTATAGGTTGCCAGTTTTCTTTTAAAAATGGTTCTCCTCCGACTATTTTAAAAGAATAGATATTATACTTTTTGAGTAATTCGGCACAAACTTGTCCTGTAATTTTAGGAGAGGCTCTATTATTTTTATGCGCATCGTTCCAGTGAAAAGGTAGTTTACTTTGGTTATATTTTGAAGAAATCTGCTCTATTAAACTACTAGATCCTTGATTACAAAATGGACAAGCTAGGTTGCATAAGTTACCTATTATTACATCTAGTTTTAGAAAATCAAAATCTTTATTTTCCTTGTCTAACTCATTGAATTTTTGCCTAACACTTTTTACCCCATTTTTTTCATGATGGATGCAGGTTGCGCATGCAGGATGCAAAGTATCGTTATTTTTAAAATAATCAATGAAATACTTTCTCATTTGATGTGATAAGACAGAATCTATATCTTCTAAAGCAGAAAATTTTTGAATTTTATCATCTATGTAGTCGTAGTGAAGATGACAGCAAGGAGATGTTCTTACATTATCAACTCCATCCTTTTCTAAGAAAGAAAGGCGCAATCCTTTACTTACATACGCACAGTAATTATTTTTCACTCTTATATCCAATTCTCATAAATCTTGTGTATTGTTCTAAGTCTAAATCGCCTTCATATAAAACTGTTGACATAGGTGTTTGGTTTCTAAAATCTTTCAAATTATTCACACAATTTACGTGTTCTTTAATATCGTAAAAATTATTACTTTGTAGGATAACAATAGTATTATTAGGTATATTTGCATACCATTTATTAAAATCTTCTATGTGCTCACAACTTGTGTTGATAATAGTATCTGGGTTTTCGGTTAATTCTACTAAAGAACTATTAGCTCTATAGGTTACATGAGTAGCAGGATATTCCATTTCTAGTATATCTAAAGTACTTGCTTTAAATTTCCATCCGTCCTTAACCCATGATTTATTAATAGATTCAGCTATTTCAGCACAATTAGTGTCGATATCAAAACTTCTAATTACTTTAAATTTTTTTGAAACTTGTTCAAACATCATGCCAGCAAGTGTTCCATACCAGCCACCGCAAATAAAAACTACGCCCAAATTATCAGGTAAATTATCGATTAACCACTGTTTGCTTTTTATCTGTCCCCAAGACAAACAATCTGACAAATCTACTTCGTATTGATCGATTGTATTCCTAATATTTTTAAGTAAATTAGACTGTGTTAATAGATGTAACCTACCGAAAATATCTTTATCGTCTTGCCAATTTATCATATTGTTCCTTTAACCAATCGAAGTCGTTAATCTTAAGTAATTTACATGGATTATCTTTGTTAATCTCGCCGAATTCTTTACCAGCTTTTGCACCTTTAATTGCGTCTATACCAAAAGGTTTGTTCGTGCCAACATTACACCATGTGTCTAATCTCTTTTTAGTTTCTTGATCTTTTTGTCTGTCTATAACGTTACTTGCTAATTTTGCACATTCTCTAAATCCCGACTTCCAAGCATTAAACGAATCTGTATTAAATGCAGTTATATTTGAAATTTCTTTGATAGGCTTGAACTTATTGGATATTGATGTAGTCATGTCTGGTTTACTAGTATCCATATTAATTGTCATGGCGGTAGGTAACAGTTTTACACCTCCGTAACCGTATATTAATCCGTTTACGGGATTTTGCGATCTGCAGACATGAACTGTATCTCTTTCCCATCTAGGTACTTGGTAATCAAAATCAAAATCATCTTTGATTTGTGCGTCTCCATCTACTACCCAAAACATCTCTGTTTTTACTTTTTTAGCAGCTTCAATATGAGCATTGTGTATACCTTTTACACCATGAACTCTTTTTGTATTAGGGAATCTACTTTTTAGCTTTTCGAAATTTTGTTCCGCGTTTGGTTCGTTATAGCTAATAAAAACAATATCAAATGCTTTTGGCCAAGATGCTTGTGTGTCAACTTCTTTCTTTTGTGTGAAAAATCTATATTCGAATTCTTTTTTTGTAATTGGACTGTTTGTATTATGTAGACTTATTCCATCGTAAAATTTGCCATTAAGTAACACATGAGGATACTTTTCGTACATAGGTGCTTGATATGAAAAATCAAAATTAGAATTTATTTTTACATCACTAGGAATAACCCAGAAGAATTCTGTGGTTGTTTTCTCAAGTGCGTTTAGGTATTCTTCATATGTGTCAATGTAGAATCTATCATAAGATACAGGAGTAGAAGCAACTATGTCAACTTCTTTCTTTTGTGTGAAAAATCTATATTCGAATTCTTTTTCAGTTGGCAGATTATTTTTTGGTATTAAACAAACACCATCATAATAATCTCCGTTACTAAAAACATGAACTACATCCTGGCTCCAATCATCGGGTTCGTATGAAAAATCAAAATCTTCATTTGTTTGTATATCGTCAAGTACTGCCCAAAAGAATCTAGTTAAACACTTTCGTTTTGCATCTAGCAAACTGGATGCTCTTTTTGCGTTAGGAAATTGTTCTTTTAGTTTTTGCCAATTTTCATTTGCATTGGGTTCTCCATATGAAAGAAATATAATATCGTACATTAGTGTTCCTTATTTGCCCAATAAAAATCATTTAGCTCTGGAAAAGTTTTTAGAAAATCGGTTTTTCTTCTTGAATCGTGCTGATCTACAAATCTACAAAAGTCTTCTCGGTTAAGTTGTAGTTCATCTCCGGTATAACGAAATCGTTCTATCCATTTTACGACTCTTTCTAGTTTTTTATATTCTGTTTCCGTGAATTTAAAAGAATTATTTTCTTCGCAGTTAGATTTCATATAGTCTAGTGTAGTATACATTCTTTCTATCATCCTGTCATCTGCAATTTGAGCCGATAAATGCGGAGGCTCTATCAAGTAAGGTGTATCAAAATTTACTCTCTGTATGCCTTGTGTATTATAACAAGCTCTTAATTCTAGTATTTTGTCTAACAGTAAATCAAAATTAGGCATGCTCAAAAAATTAAAAGTAATCATAAAGTTTATAGTGCTTTTTGGCACCATATTTAGATAGATGTCTATATTTTCTAAAAACTTTTCTTGATTGAAGCCAAAACGAATGTATTCAGTCTGAGGGCCCCAAGTATCAACAGAGGTAAACGTACTTACTTGCTTTATTTTGTTTCCATTAACAAGATCGGCTACTCTGTTTGCGTATTTTTTCAAATTTCTTTGAGGAATACACATGTTTGTATTTACAGACCATTCAAGATTAGGATTAGGATTTTCTGAAATGTAGTCTAAACTTTTAAACACATTAGAACTAAGAAGAGGCTCACCGCCGGTCACTCTGAAAGTGTGTAGGTGCGGATAAACTTCAGGAAACCATTTCCAAAATGCTTCAATATAGGGATTTTCTTCTTCCCGCTTCCATACTTGGTCTGATATTGAATACTGTCTCTTATTCACAGGATTTTTTAGATCATAATCGCCGTGTTTTACAATTTCCGAATGCCAGCTCGAAGAAACAGAGCTTGCACAGTAAGAACATTTTAGATTACATTCGAAACCAAAATTTACTTCAAGGTATCTAGGGTACACATCTTCTGAACCGTCCATTTTTGCTGTTTTGTCTATGAGAGGCGTTGACCACTCTTCAGATGAACGAAGATATCTGTCAGATATTTGATCACCGTCGAGGTCTTCTATGTTCCAGCAGTAGGAACATTCATCAGGACGGCCACCTTCTAGCATTATGCGTCTCTGTTCTTTTTTCCAATCAGTATTATGCAGCTTAGAAGGATCTTTTTTCACTTCTTCTAGAGGAATCGGGTGAGGCATTGGGTGATAGCAAGAGTGATTTACTCCTGTATGTAAATGTAAACTGACATGGTACCATTTTGCCATACAAAATCCTGACCCGATTGCATTTATTTTTTCTTTTATTTTTTTAATTTCATCTGGATTCATAAATTCTTGCACTCAAAATAAAAATCTTCCATTTCAGGAAAAGTATCTAAGAAATTTGTACCACGTCTTTTGTCATGTTCGTCAACAAATTTAACAAAATCTTGTCTATTCGTTACTTCGTCTTGCTTGCCTTTATAATAATTGTCTTTCAAGATAGAATATATTCTCTGCATTCTGTTTATTTCGTGCTCGTAAAATCCGTTACCACATAGAGGAGGCCAATAAGCATGCTCTTTGTTTTGATACATGTATGTAACCTGATCTTCTACTTTCTTTACGTATTCTCGATTTAGAACAAAGATAGTTTGGTGAGGCGGCCAACGCAGATACGATACATCAAGGCTCACCGGATTTCGACGTTCTGGCCCTGTGTTAAATTCCTGTCTTAGTTTAAGAAAATCTCTCATAAATTCTCTAAAACTAGTAACACTTAGAGCGTTATAGGTTGCCATATTTGTAAGTTTAGAGTCAGGTATTTCATCAAGTATTCTATAACAGTTATCGAACCATTTGTTATAGTCTAAGCCGTTGCGTATATACTCTGCCTTTTGGCCATGGGCATCGCAACTGGTATAAATCTTAAATTCTCGAATTAACCCTTCTCCTTGTATTCTTTTAACTTTTTCTATCAGTTTGTCGATCAACGGATTAGGTACCACAAGATTGGAATTAATACTGAGTTCGAGATCAGTATTAGGATTTTCTATAATATAATCTAGGACTTTAAAAGTGTGGCGAGTCATTAACGGTTCCCCGCCTGTTATTCTAAAAGTGTGTAGATCAGGATATAAATCGGGCCACCACTGCCAAAATGCTTCTACATAAGGATTATTTTCTCTTTCTGGTATTGGTGTTTTTTCCTGTTGTTTTATCCAGTCAAGGTTGTTGAATCTAGTAGAAGTAGGATATCCGCCGTGCTGTTTTATCTCTTCCATCCAGGTAGAACTTACTTCAGGAGAGCAGTACGAACACTTGAAATTACAAGAATTAGAAAAAGATACTTCAAGATAAGAAGGATTGATGTTTTTTGTACTGCCTGCTTCGATAATTTCTTTTTCATTATCTGCCCAAGGTTGAATGCTCTTTGTAATTCTATCTGAATAAACATTTTCACTATCTTTTGAGTCTTCGACTCGCCAACAGTAATCACATTCATTAGGACGTTCTCCCTTAAGCATTAGTTCGCGTTGTTGTTTTTTATACGCTGTGTTATGCAGAGCAGAAGGATCTTTTTCAACCTCTTCTAGAGGAATCTTGTGCGGTGCAGGATGATGGCAAGAGTGTGTAAAGCCATTATGGAGGTGCAGGGTTACCTGCTTCCACTTTGCAAAACACATCGAAGGAGATATTTTGTTTAATTTTTGTCTAAAAATTTCAAGATCATTTCTAATATCCATTATTTTAATCTTTTAAATGTTCTCGGCGTATTTCTATAAACAGATTTAAAAAATCTGTTACCTGATTCGTCAAGTGTTGAAATATCAAGACCAAGCTTTTGACTTAGAGATTCGCCTAACTCTTGAATCTTTTGTTGTAGATTGCTATTACTAGTTTTAGAATAGTAATTTTTCCATTGTTCAGTTAGGTACTCAAAATCTCTCACTTGTGTATAGTCCCAATCCGTACAATTAGTCAAATAACAGCCTTCCCTTGCTCCATATATACTCCATAAGCCGTTTTCTACGTCGGCACCTATCGAACACCATATTTTTAACCGTTCTAGATTCTGCCACCATACTGTTTTGATGTCTTTGACTGGTGATCCTTGATTGAGGCTCATCTTTACACCTTCTCTGAACCCTGCTCTGAACGCTTGAAAGGCAGATGCGTTAGTATAGGAGGTAGAAAAGTTTTCATTGAATTGATAGTACAAGTCATCGAAACAAAATTCTACTAAAGAACGACTGTCTTTTCCGGTCGATGCTTCGTGAGTGCGCATATTTTGAACAAAATTCTTGTTCCATAATTTTAAACCGCCGTTGCCGTACATCAAGTTATTGACGTGTATTTTGCCACACCATGAAAAGACATGATCATGCGTTAAGCCTAGCTCGTCTAAGTCAATTTCCTGTACTAAGAATTTAGGATCTATCTGATTGTCACCGTCTACTGTAACAAAGTGATCTGTTTCTGATAAATCGGCACAGGCTTTGTGCGCTGCATCGGACCCTTTTACTCCGTGAACTCGTTTTGCCCAAGGGATCTTTTGACAGAGGTCAGCGTAATTTTTTTCTGCGTTTGGTTCGTCGTAGGATAGAAATATAATATCTTGTTCTATAATTCTAATTTTATCAGTCATTTATAACTCTTTTAAGCTGGTATGTGTCAAATTTCCTAGCTGTAAAAACACTTAAGGGAATGTCTTTGTATTCGAAATCTGCCGTAAAAGGCAATACTGCATAATTATCACTAAATGCCTCAGAAAAATCTACAGAAAGAGTTTTATAAAGAATATTAGGATCATGCTTTTTAGTAACAGCAAAATACAAAACTTGATTTAGTCCAACATTGTTTTTTCTTAGATTGTTTTTTAGTCGAGATCCAATCTTAATTTTCCAGCATTTTTCAAAAATATTGTGTTCTATTAGAATGTCAGGATCATTTTCCTTATTTTCTGGTATTTCATAGATAAAATCATTTACATCTGATCCATCAAATGTTTGGATAAACTTGTGTTGTAGTTCTAACTGTTTTGTTTTTGCATTATATTCTACTCTATAATTCCTTCGAGGCTCTTTCCCGTCAAGCAAAGCTGTGATTTCTGATAGCTCAACAGGAATAGAATTGTCTTTGTCTTGTTTAGGACTTATTCCTATAACTTTACCTGTTTTGTCCTCAAAATTCACATACATTATAGCTTCAGGCATTGTTCATACTTTCCTATTATGTCATCTGTGCAAAAATCTTTCTCTGTGTAATGAAAAACTGTGTCCTGTCTATGATTTCCTATTTTTAACTGCAGATCTTCTGCGAGATATACTCCTACTCGATCTTGCCATCTTGTCGTTGAGTTTCGCCAGTTCTGAATCTGAGATTTCATATGCACTATCTGCGGTAAATCGTTTGCGTGATTAGAAATATCGGTTTCGCAATCTAGAATTTTTGCTACAATTGCTGTTGTAATGTCCATAGAAGGCTGTTTTGGGTAGTGTTTTCGACAAAATTCACCATAGAATAGCTCCCAATTATTAGACACCATCTCTGTCCACTCGTAAAATTCGTGTGTGAAGTTCCCTTTTTTAAAATAAAACAAACAGTTATAAAAGTTGGGCAAATTATTCTCTGTAAAGGCTTTTCTATAATAATCGGATGTGACTTTTTCTTTTCGATATGTAAAAACTTCTGTAGGAAAGTACATATTGTAATTTTCAGCAAAATTCCAGAAATAATCTAGGTTTTCCAGAACTAAGACGTCCGAATCTAATACGACAGTTTCAAAATAAGGCGTTGCATGATATATCTTCCACCGATTATCTGTACACAGACCTGTTTCTGACGGTTTATACCAAGGAATTTCTATTATTTTGTCAAATATAGACGCATATTTCCTAGAGACCTTGGTATTTGTTATCAAACTAACTGGATATTCATTTTTTGATGCCTGTAAGCTTAATGCTGCAAGGTATGCTTGCTTGACATAGTCAGTGCCCTCTGCATAAATGACAAATCCTTTATAGTTCATCTAAGCACCTATTTAAACTGAACTTATTCATAAAGTGTAAATTAAGATCTTTTACTCGTAAAGGAGTATATTCGCCGTCATACATGGGTTTTTCAAGCAAAACCAAAAGAGAATCATCATTTATATTCCATAATATACACTTGTCTGAACAAAAATACAGTGTTCCTGGAGGCGTTTTTGCAAAATCACCTGATTGATATCCGTTCATTATGTGTATTGCTATAGAAAATGCATAATCATTACGAAAATAAGGCGAATTTATTTGGAAAATATTGTTATAGTGCTGCCAATTTTCTTGAATATGCTGAACTAAATCAAAAAACAATTTGTTTTCTTGGCTTTTTCTAAAAAACACACAAGTTGCCCAATAAAAATCTACCGAAGTGTCTGAAATTCTTACGAAATCATCGCCTCTATCTATGTCGACTAGTTCAATCGAATTCTTATAAAGCAATAAATCATGACTCTGATCGAAACATTTCAGCCATTCTGAGTTGGAAATTATGATGTCAGTATCTAAGACCAATGTCTCGTCGTAAGGAGATAATTCGTACGCAAGAGCTCTGGATTGATTCTTCCATTCTAATTGTTTATTAACCAGTGACCCGTCCCAGAATTTTTTTTGGCTTACTAATTCTTTTGCACAAAGAACAGAGTCGTTGTCTAGATGTTCAGAATCCCATACCAGCCCTATTACATTGTCGAACATGTCTTGCCAGTCGAGATATTGAGTTTTTAGAAAAGATACACTGTCTGTTACTACCGTGGTAGGCAAATTGAGATATTTTTTTGCTCGTTCAGCAACGAAACGTGCCTGTTTAATGTAGTCTATTTGTGAATTGTTCCTTGCAAAAACTAAAACGCCTTTATGCTGATTCATATCCCGCCAATTTCATAGTAGATCTGTTTTTTATTAGTTTTTGATATTCTTGATGATATGTATTAGCTGCAGTAAAGTATGTATCCATAATATCTGCGAAAAAATCTTCTAGATTTTCAACTAGAACAGGTAATTCGTTATCGTCAATTAGTACAATGTTATCTGTGTTATCTTTATCAACTAGTAAACTTACAAAAGTAACAAGCTGTTTTGTAACTGTAAATTGAGCACCGTTACAATAATAAACTGATGATTCTCGAAATTTTTCTTTAAGAACTCTTTTTTGATTGTTAAGAGTTACCATATAGTTAGAAAATTCTAATGCCTTTTCTAATCTTTCGTCCATTGAATACTCCTATATGTTTGTCAGTTATTATACTGCAGTTTAATTAGACAGTCAAGTTTAAAATGAATTTGTAACCGATGCAGAAGGACTGGAAACAGTGACTGCGTTAGCTGCGCTTAAGGTAGAAAGTTCAAATTCAATATCGGCAGCTACTGATTCTTGTATTCCGCCGGCAATCGACCCCGGCCGGCCAGCGTCTGAATCTGATTCTGGTCCATCATTTACAAGAGTAATTCTAAAACTAATAGACGAAGAAGTTTGTTCTCTTGCTTCAATTTGCCAGTTTTCGATTAGATCGTTCCAGAAGCTACCTCTCTGGGTTGATACATTTGTTACAGTACCCTGAAATCTAATTTCTCCGCCTGCGTTGAAGAAATATCTTCTATCGTTAGCAGATGCAAATTCTACTAGGAAGATGGTGTCAATCAATCCGTTCCAAGAATTGGTTCTAACAGAGCTAGACAGTACATTTATTTCCTGTTGGTTTACTGCGATATTAAATCGGTTACTTTCTAGAGTATCTATAAGAGCAAAAAAGTCATTTATTCCTTTAGTTGCATCGCCGTTTAAAAACGTCTTAGAGCCGTCTAGCTGATGATCTATATCTGTGCCAGATTGATCTGCTCCTACTATATCACCTTGAGAAAAACTGTTGATGTCTGTAGGCTCACCTTGTTGGTGCTCATTAACAGTATTAAAATCTGATCTCAAGTTATTAAGCTGTTGAGCCAAAATCGAGTCGCCATCTAATAACGTCAAGTCTGTTATTTGTTCTACCGGAGAAGAGGACACAGGTTGTCCATACCCGAACGTGTTTTCACCGACACCTAAAATTTTAGATATTCTTGATTGTAATCCGTTGTATACTTCTGCGGTAATTGAATTGGAAGAATTAACAGCCATTTTACATCTCTAGTTATATGCGTATTTATTGCTGTTTAAAAACACGGATATAAAGATTGATTAGGAAAAACTGTTTATTAAATTAATCGTTGGAAATTGAGTCACGACAGTTCCGCTAGCTTTCATAGCAGAATATTCAAATTCAATATCGGCAGCTACTGATTCTTGTATTCCGCCGGCAATCGACCCCGGATCGCCAGCGTCAAAATCACCTTCTGGTCCATCATTTACAAGAGTAATTCTAAAACTAATAGACGAAGAAGTTTGTTCTCTTGCTTCAATTTGCCAGAAACTGTCGCCGTATAATCCCGAAGGGTTTTCTATTAGATCGTTCCAAAAGCTGCCTCTTTGCGAGGATACAGCCGTAACAATCCCTTGAAATCTAAGCTGGCCACCTGCGTTAAAAAAATATCTTCTCTGATCGGCGTCTGTGAATGTTACTTCGATTTCTGATTGGATACTTCCGTTCCAGGCATTTGTCCTTCTATCTATTTCCAGCATCTGTAATTGTTGCTGTGTAGAATCGATTTTAAATCTATTTTGTTGAGATTCTATTTGGCTAACAATTTCTACAAGATTATTAAATCCTTTGGTTTCGTCGGTATTGGTATAGGTATAATTATCACTATTATCTACTGTCACCGACGTGGCAGACTGGTCGGCGCCTATTACGTCTGCTTCGTCTGCAGTTTGAAAATTATTGTCTGCCGAGCCTGCACCTTTAAATAGCCCAACGTCTAATGCTGAACCTGTTTGATGAATAAAGATACGAGATATATCATCTCTAATATTATTAAATTCTTCGGCTGTTATATTCGTAGCATTTGATTCGCCAGTTGCGGTCGGACCACTTACCTGTTGACTTTTAACCTGTTGCCCGTAGCCAAAGGTTTGAGAACCTTGACCTAAAACCTGTTGAACTCTGCTTTGAAGACTGTTATAGTCTGCTGCTGTAATGCTGTCGCCTGTGTTAATTGCCATAATTATAAATCCGTTAAATACGCACTTATTTATGTCTTAATAAAGCATTCTACAAGCTTTTCGTCCTGTTCTTTATCTGATTCTAAAGCAACAGCAAAAAAGTCACCGTTACCTTCGGTTGACCCGATTCCATTGTCAGCAGCGTATATCTTATCACCTTTGTTAACACTTCCTACAATTCTCACCGGTGTTCTGCCAGTAAGTGCTACAGGCTGTCCTTCTGCAGTTGCATTCATAAGATAAGCAGGATTTTGAGAAATCACTCCAATAATCACATCATTCTCTGCTGCTACACACACTTCGTGATTTCCGTGTTGGCAAATAGTAAGCACCGTTCCCACTGGATATTCTCTATCGGTGTGGTAAATTTCAGCAAGGTCGGCATACTTTGCAGTAAGAGCAGTCCCTCTAAATAAATTTGCACGAAGATCGCCGGATGCATCTCTTACTGCTACCGTATTAGGAGTAGCTTGTACATCTCCAAATCTTTTGCTTCCGCCCACAAGCAGTGCATTAGTTTGTTCGCTTACGCCCCAAAAAATGTCTGCATAAACTTCTGCAAACGTATCATCTGCTTCGCCTATTGTAACCGATTCTTTATTTCCATCGCCGTCTTTGCCTGGTCGAATACTGTCTGGCCTAATTATTAGAGAATTTTTTGCGGCGCTGCTGCCTTCTGGTTTTGCCCCAAGTTTGATTACCTCGCCTACTTCGTTGGATATAACAGCTTCTTTGTCGTTTACAATTTCGACAAGCAAGTCACCTTCGTTACCAACTGTGAAACCAAAGTCTGAAAATTCTACTAATTCTGTAAACCCTGCATCGTCTAACGTAATATAACTTGAAGCATCTTTGCCCCCAAGTTGGTTAGCGTTAGCAGCGGTCCCCCAGAAAATATGATCCGTGCTTGTAACTCCGCCGGTGGCAAGGAGTGTATTTACAAGAGTGATTCCCTTTTTAACAATGTCAAATCCAGGAATTGCATTTTCAGGGGTGGCTTGAATTTGGAACTCTTCATTGGAAATTATATGAACTACAAAATCGTTTAAAACACTTACAATTACAGAATGAGATACTCCAGTAGTATCTATTAGCACACGGCTCTGCATCTGGGTAATACCTTCGCCGGCATCCTGAGGTCCAACAAGAATAAAATCGGTTCCGTTGTAAGCGTATAGTTGTTCGTTTGCTGAATCCCACCAAAAGTCACCTTCAGTAAGTCCGGTGGGAGCAGAATCGCTAATTTCAGCTCCGCCTGTTGTTTTAAATTGAGTACCGTCGTAAAATTTCAGTTTATCGTTGCTGGCGTCGAACCATATCTGACCACTAACTGGCTTAGGAGGAGGATTTGGGTTAGCAAAATTTTCCAATAGAAACACAAAGTTTTCGTTTTGTATTTCTCCGTATCCTGCATAGTTTCTACCTACCAGTTTTATATCTGTGTTAGTATCTATAGTGCCGTCTTCGACGGTAGTAAGTGTTGTGCCGTCGAATCTATTGATAGTATAAGCCATTATGGTAAACCCCTGTTATGAGTGTATTTATCGTTGCTCGCTACAATTCTGTATCACT